TACTTCTTTAAGATCATCTAAGTTTACATTGATACCATTACGTTCCATATCAGTAAGCACAATTAAAAATTCATTCATAACTTTAATTGTTTTTAATAAACCTTTATCTTTATCTGATCTTAAGTCTACCATTTGTGAATCAAACAGTTGTCTAGTGATAGCTACATCTACTCTACCATATTGTTCTACAATTTCTGCAGGAATATTCTCAAATGATACACCTCTATCCATGTATTCTTTAACTGCACCATCTTTAGCATCTAGTTTTCTACGTTGGCAACACATTAATAGTGTTAAACTCTTACGCACACCACGATTCAATACATATTCTGCTATCATAGTATCATATACATTACCTGTGTATGTGAATCCTGCTTCAAGCAACCAACTTAAATCAAACTTAATGTTGTGACCTATAAGTATTTTAGTTTTATCTAATATTTTTTGTATCTTTGCATGACACCCCTCATCAATCCTCTCACTATGGTTAGTAAAATAGTATTCATCATTAATACCTACACTAACCAGTATGTTATCTGGATTAAATGGTGATGGATCAAAGCCACCTGCCTCTGTTTTTTGATACGAGGTCTCTACATCTATTGTTGTTATCATATTGATTCCTTTATATTATTTCTTCTGATTTTAATTCTGTCTGCACCTTATAGCAGTAATTTTTCAGTAAGTCAAGTCTAACCAAACAAACTTTTTTTGTATTTGAATCTCCGTTGCCAGTTATCTCTCGTGATTGTATGTTATTTAATATTATACACTCAAATATTTTAATTGGTTTTATCCATAAATATTCTTTACCTGTATATATAACCCATAGGTGTGCTGATGTTGCTAGCAATGCAGATGGTTTCCCAAACATAAACAACTCAATAACAATATTATTTGTTTCCTGACTTTTTAAATCATATTTAACTTCTATTTTATAATTATTTTCTGGTATAAATATATCATACTTACTAAACTTACCATCAATTAATACTGCCGATGGGTATTTTATCTGTATATTTGATAGAATCATATTTTCTATTTTTCTACCACGACCTAAGTCTTTTTTAAAATTTGTATACATTAATCTGTAAACCTACTTATATATTTATCTAACAAGCAAGATGGATCTCCATGCCAACCTGTTATCTTATTCTTACTTACGTTTAATACTCTGCTAGTATTAGTAGGATCATTAGATGCTCTATTACCTATACCAATAATTAAATCTGCTTCAGCTGCCTTACCTGTCTTAGAGTTTTCCATCATATCAAATGATATATGATCTCTGTTGTGTGCATCTGCTGATGCCTGTGATATGGCAATGACTACACATTGTCTTCTCTTTGCTATCTCTCTTGCACTTGTATAGATTGCTCTTAACTTCTCATCTGTTCTAGCAAATGTACCACTCATATTTACTTTATCTAATTGATCTATTACAATAATATCTGGCTTATGTTTTTCACAATGACTATCTATATCATCCATAGACCAATCAACTGTATCAATCATTTTAATATTATCTTTTATTTTAATCCATTCATCACGTGCTGTATCAACATCATCTATAATTTGTTCTTTGTTAAGACCAGTAAAAGCACTGATGGCTCTCATCTGTGTACGTACTGCAGGTTCTTCATTAATAAAAGCATGTACCTTTGCACCTTGCTCAGCAAATCCATAGGGTGCTGATACAAGGCTAACCCAGAATGCTGTCTTACCTGTCTCTGGTCTAGCAAATGCAATCATTAAATTTCCTGGACCGATTCCACCTATATTATTTTTTAGTACAGTTAAATTAAAACTCCATTTACTTACAACATTTAACTCCTCAAGTAGTTCAGTAATATCATTTGTTACTGCGTCTAATTTTTGTGCAGGTAATCCTGTCTTATGTTTCTCTATAAGATTTGTAATGAAGTTAAAATCTGCAGGCTTACCATTAAATATTTCAGTAGCCTCTATTGCAATCTTCTGTGCAACATCTCTCTCAATTAATATTTTAATTATATCATCTGCTATTTGTTTTGATGGTTCGTTTGTTTCTTTTATATCCTCAAGTAATTCACTGAACTGTTCCTTAGCTGCTCGTGTTAATGCAGGATTAAATACTGCAGTATGTAGAGAATACAACTCATCAATACTTATATCAGAATCATACTTATCATGTGCTTTTTGAATTGTATCATACAAAGAACCAAAGCTACCTTGGAATACATTACGAGATACTTGACCTTTATACTCTGCATAAAAGTCTTTGTTTAACATTAGTTTTATTATCTGTTTTTCTATCATTTGATGTTTGCTTTCTGAATTATTTCTTTTAGTTCTTTAATCTGTTGTCCTGCTTTTCTCAACTGTTCTTGCAAATATACCTTTTGTTTTTCTAATCCTTCTATTTTATTCATTTTAATATACTTGTCTGAGTCAAACATTGCAGGGCTTGGTTCATCTGGGTGTGGTCTATCGTTCATTTAAACATCTCCTCTATTTCTTTTGTTCCATAATATTTTAAATCATCTTCTAAAGTTTTAACATGAACATTCTTAATACCATAAGACTTAAGTTCATTAGCAATACCAAATGATTTAACTGTTGCATCTCTGTCTAACCCTATATACAATTTATCGTACTGTGTCAAGTGTTTCTTATGAGATTCTTTTAATGATGTACCCATCAAAGCTATGCCTGTCAATACATTAGATACTGCACAAGCAGATGCACAATCTTCTACAAGTATAGCCTCCTTATGTTCTGTCAAGCCACAAGTAAAAGGTATATCTTTATTACCATACATGTACCATTTAGGATAGACTTTAGAATTTAATCCTCTACCTACTGCACCTACAATCTCATCTGTCTCTGGATCTTTAGCACAGAATACTACCCTGTTCTGTGCAACATCAAATTTAATTGTGGCTCTACCTAAACTCCATGCTTCCCAGCAATTGTTTTTGTGTAGGTACTTCATTGCTTTGTCATTTGAATATACAGTTGTAAAACTATCTGGCATCTCAAAGTGTACATCATTTGTTTTATTATTAGTATTGAATGTTGAGTTTACATAATTCATATCTTTCTCACCTGTGTACTTACCTTTAGCTTTACAGGCAGCATGAAAGCAAAACCAATTTATATTATTGGAAGCTGTATCTACTGATAGGGTATTCTTACCATGACAAAAAGGACAATCCATTCTAACAGATGTATCTGGTGGAATGAATAGCCCTTCTATAACAGCAAGCTGTTGCTTATAATTCAACTGGCATTTCCTCGTATACTATTGTATACCTTTCTTTATTATAGAAGTTGTCAGCTTCTATCTTCATTAGTCCTTCGTTTAAATATTCAGCAACTGCATTCTCAATCATATCTAGTGTTGGTTCGTATGGAAATGGTATCAATGCTTTTGCATCTATGCCTAGCCCAAATAATCTTACTTTGTATTTTTTCATCATCATCATTCCCTCTATCAGATTTATTCTTATTTGTCAAGTCTTTTCTTTCTTTCTACTATTCTTAATGTAAATGGTGTAGGTGTTTGTACATCGTCTTCATCACCTATATTATATATAAACTGATCAAATGATTTCATAAAATCTGCAACATATTCTTGTTGATTTTTTTGAATCCTTAACTTCTTGTTATCAACACGTAAATCTGCAACGTGAAAATAATCAGCGTCAACATCATCAGTTTTATATTCTTCCATTAAAGCTAATGCTATTGGACATAGCAAATTACATTCTGGTGTACCTTTGTTTATATGCTCTTGTGTTACTTTTATTAATCTAATCATTATTTATCCTTGCTAGTTATTATATGTTTAAGTATAGTTGTTGTTGGATTAAAGTCTAGACTCTTACAGGAAGTTAGACACAAAAAAATTATAAGTAGTATTTTACTTTTCATAATAGATTAGTCCCTGTGACCATAGGGTTCTGGATCTTCTCTTTGAAAACTACATCCATTTGGATCGATGTCACAGTTAGGGTAGGAGAAACACCCTATATGAAAGTCCACTCTTTCTGCATCAAATATTTTCTCATGAAAATTATTAAAAACATTTGTAAGATTCCTTTGTGTTAGTTTATTTTTTGATTGATATTGTAAGGCACTATATAAATTATAAATAAGTTCTAACGCAACTGACTCTGTTGTTGCCTCACTATATTTAATGTAATTGAAGTGCTCTTCTTTAGAAAATACATCATCTTCATTAATACTCCATGATACTTCATTTAAATTCTCTGCTTCAACTTCACAATACTTTAATATCTTATCTATCTTTTTTTTCTTAACACTCTTAAAGGTTGGTAATAAAACTTCTACTTTTTCTCTCATGGTTATTTCTTTTTTCATGGCTATTCCACCTCCTCTCCATCTATCTCGTATACTGTAGTAAAAGTATTACCTTGTAGTCTACCTATATGAACTGGATCACAATTTAAAAAATCTTGTATAACTTCTATAGCTAACTCAAGTTCTTTGTTATAGTAATCTTTATTCTTATAGAAATTTAAAGTTAAAAACTTTTTTATTTTTCTTTTAGATACTCTACTCATTAGTTTCCTTTTCTATTTTTTGTCTTACT